ATATCACATGTAGAACATGAACAACCTTTTTATCAATTAAGTAATTTGCCAGTATTCAAAATGAGATGTCAGCTTTACGAATATACTGGAGAAAATATTAACACAGGCGTTGATGAACTTGATAATCTAGATGCTAAGTACGCTTACAAATATATTCTTAGTCTTAATAATACAAGAGATAGTGCACAACTAACAGCAACATTAAATTCAGGCGCGTTATCTGCTATATCAATTGCTGATAGCGGTAATGGCTATTATGCAATCCCTGGTGTGGTAGTAGTTGATTCAAGTGGTAACGGTGCTGCAGTAACAGTTACTATTGATAGTAATAGTGGTGAAATAAACGGAGCATCTATAACAAATCCAGGTAGTGGTTATGTCAATCCAACATTTGTTTTCGCTAGTCCGTCACCTACGTTATTTAAAGTAGGTGAAACTATAACGTCTGTAAGTGGTACTACTGTTATGAGAGGTGAAGTTGCTAAATATTCTGATTCAGATGATAAAATTCATATCATTCATGCAGGAGCTGATGATGGAAAGTATCATACATTTGCAACAGGAAAGAAAGTTGTTGGATTAACTACTGGCGCTGGTGGAGTAATTACTTTAGTAGTAGAAGATAATCAATTATCTAACAATGAACAAAACGACGATTTTTCAACCGGAGCAGATTTCATTGATTTTAGTGAATCTAATCCATTCGGCGATGTGAGTAATAACTAATGTTTGGTGGACACTTTTATCATTCTAAAACTAAAAAAGCTGTTGCTTTGTTTGGTAGATTATTTAATAACTTATATGTTATTAGAAAAAATTCAACAGGGGCTGTAATAAGTCAACTTAAAGTTCCGTTATCTTATGCGCCTAAATCAAAGTATTTAGAAAGAATTAGAGAAAATCCAAACTTAACTGAAGATACACAGGTTGCAATAAAACTTCCTAGATTATCTTTTGAAATTGTTTCTATTGCTTATGATCCATCTAGACAATTAACTAAAGTTGGAAACTTTACTACAACTTCTTCAACAGGTGATACAACTAAAAGACAAAAGTTTTTTACCCCTGTACCATATACAATAAATTTTCAATTAAATGCATATGCTAAATCACAAGATGACGCATTACAAATTGTAGAACAAATAATACCAACGTTTAATCCACAATATGCGTTGACTATAAAACCATTTGCTGTAGAATTTCCAGATTTTAAAGAAGACGTACAAGTTATTATACAAGGTGTTTCTTTTTCTGATGATTTTGAAGGAGCGATTGAACAAAGAAGAACAATAATTTATAGCTTGGACTTTGAAATGAAAATAAGTTTTCATGGTCCGATCTCAGACACAAGCATCATACGTGATGTTAAAGCGAAAGTATTTGATATTAAAGCAGGTCTTAATGATTCTGATATAGGATTAGAAACAATAGTTGTTACACCTAATCCTTCAAACATTGTAGGGCTTGATGATAGTACTTTTGGATTTTCAACCAATATTTTAGATAGTGTGAGTTAAACATGTATGAATACAGATGTAAAGTAGTAAAGATAATTGATGGTGATACAGTCGATGTTGACATTGATTTAGGATTTGGCGTATGGTTAAAGAAAGAACGAATAAGATTATATGCTATTGATACTCCAGAATCAAGAACTAGAGATCTTGAAGAAAAAAAATATGGATTGGCTGCTAAGAAGTTTCTAACTGGCATGTTAGATGATGAAGCCGGCATTACACTTAAAACGCAAAAAGATGCTGAAGGAAAATTTGGTAGGATTTTAGGTGAGTTATGGAGAACAACTAATTATGCTGATAAATCTATTAACGATTATTTAGTTGATAAACACCATGCTGTAAGATACTACGGCCAAGCAAAATCTGATATAGAAGAAGAACATATGAAAAACCGTGAGTTAGTTATATTAAATGAGTAAAAAAGATATGGAAAAGTTCTTTCCTCCAGAAGAAAAGAACATTGATAATGATTACAAGTATTCAAGAGATACATATTATGAGCTCGTGGAAAAAGGCAAACAAAGTTTAGAATTAATGATTGAGGTTGCGCGCGAAAGTGAACATCCTCGAGCATTTGAAGTATTATCAGGAATGATTAAAAATATTTCAGATGTAAATGATAGACTTATGGATCTAAATAAGAAGAAAAAAGAAATAGATAAAACTGATGATGTTAAAAAGGTTGCAAATACAACTAATAATCTTTTTGTTGGTTCCACAACTGAGCTTCAAAAGCTACTAAAGAATGAATCGGAAATAGTGAATGTCACTCCAAAATCGGAATGAAAACTATTTAGGTAATCCTAATATAAAAAAAGACGGTATTGTTTCTAATTTTAGTGAAGAGCAAATACTTGAATACGCTAAGTGCATGAAAAGTCCAACGTACTTTGTAGAAAAATATGCAAAGATTATTTCACTAGATAAAGGTTTAGTACCATTCGAATTATACCCTTATCAAAAGAAGATGTTTAAACAGTTTCAAAGTCATCGATTTAATATTGTATTAGCATGTAGGCAATCTGGAAAATCTATATCAGCTTGTGGTTACTTATTATGGTTTGCGTTATTTCAATCAGAAAAATCTATTGCAGTTTTAGCTAACAAAGGCGCAACTGCTAGAGAAATGTTGGCAAGGATAACTATTATGCTTGAAAACATTCCTTTCTTTTTACAGCCTGGTTGTAAAGCTCTTAATAAATCAAATATAGATTTTAGTAATAATAGTAGAATAATTGCAGCAGCCACTACAGGATCATCTATTCGTGGTCTTTCTATAAACTTATTGTATTTAGATGAGTTTGCTTTTGTAGAACGTGCTGCAGAATTTTATACATCAACTTATCCAGTGGTTTCATCTGGTGGCGATACAAAAATTATAGTAACATCTACTGCAAACGGAATAGGAAATACCTTTCATAAGATATGGGAAGGATCTATCCAAGGAGTAAATGAATATAAAAATTTTAGAGTTGATTGGAACGATGTTCCAGGACGTAATGAAAAATGGAAAGAAGAAACTATAAACAATACGTCGCAAATACAGTTTGATCAGGAGTTTGGTAATACATTTTTTGGAACTGGTAACACATTAGTGAATGCTCAAACATTATTAAACTTACGAGCAAAACCTGCAGATAAATATTTAGAAGGTGGAGACTGTTTAATATACACGCAGCCAATAAAAAGTCATGAATATCTTTTAGTTGCTGATGTTTCGAAAGGAAGAGGCCAGGACTATTCTTCTTTTTCCATAATCGACATTAGCCAGCGCCCTTTCGAGCAGGTGGCTGTGTACCGCAATAATACTATCTCGCCTTTACTCTTCCCTAATATTATATATAAGTACGCGAATGTCTACAATGAAGCATATTGCATTATTGAATCAAATGATCAAGGTTCAGTCGTATGTAATGGTTTATACTACGATTTAGAATATGAGAATGTACACGTTGAATCTGCGATTAAGGCAAATGCAGTAGGTATAGATATTAATAGGAAAACAAAAAGACTAGGGTGTAGTGCGCTTAAAGATTTATTAGAAAATAATAAGTTAACAGTAGTAGATGAACAAACAATATTAGAGATATCAACATTTGAGGCTAAAGGCCAAACTTATCAAGCTGCAGTTGGTAACCATGATGATTTAGTTATGAACTTAGTTATGTTTGGTTACTTTATATCATCAGCTTACTTCTCTAATTTATCTGATATTAATATTAAAGAAATGATATTTAAGCAAAAATTAAAAGAAATAGAAGATGACATAGTACCTTTTGGATATATTAATGATGGTTGGTCTGAAACACAAAGGATCGAACCAACAGAAGATCATCCATGGGCTATAGAACATGATAGAGACTTGTAATATTATAAATAATGGTTAGTAACAATTGAATATTCTTATCATGATAATCGTATAATAAAAGGAAAATACAAATGGCACTAGGTACACCGTCAGAAAGCCCTGCGGTTGTTGTCAAAGAGATAGACCTGACTGGTGGCGTTCCAAACGTACAGTCAACTACAGGCGCAATCGTAATAAATTCAAGGTGGGGAACTGTTGAGGAAAGAGTTAAAATCAGTTCAGAAGCAGAACTAGTTGAGAAATTCGGCTCACCAGATTCAGCAACCACATTTTCATTTCACCAAGCTAATTTCTTTTTGAAGTATTCGAATGCACTTCAAACAGTAAGAGTTATTGATACCACTGCTAAAAACGCAGTATCAACAACTGGTCAAACTGCTGCAGCTAATCCACCTGCAGAAGTAGTGAAAAATGAAACACATTTTTTAAGTCAACAATCTGGTTTGGATTCAGATCTACATACGTTTGTAGCAAAATACCCAGGAGCTCTAGGAAACAGTTTACAAGTTTCAATGTGTCCACACTCTGCAGGAGATTCTGCATTTGGAACATGGGCGTATAAAAATGATTTTGATGCTGCTCCAGGAACATCTAATTTTGCTACTAAAAATATCGCAACGAACGACGAAGTACACGTTGCAATCATTGATAAAACTGGAAAGTTTACTGGAACACAAGGTACACTTCTAGAAAGATACGCGTTCTTATCTGTTGGTTCTAATGCTAAGAATACTGATGGTACTACTAATTTCATAAAAGACGTTATCAACGACAAATCAAAATATGTTTGGTTAATTGATTTTGATTCTGATATGAAAAGTACTCTTACTTCAAAGGCAGCAGCAGGATCAGCAATTGATAGTGGAGATAATTTCACTAAAGTAACTGGAACTCTTAATACCGATATAGACTATAACTTTGGATCAGGCGTTGATGTTGCAAATATTACAGTTGCAAATACATTAGCCGGATACGATTTATTCGAAGATAAAGATCAAGTTGAAATCGATTTCTTAATAGCGCCTAAAACGACTTTAAGATCAGCGAATACAACAATCGTTAACGATTTAGTAGCTACTGCTCAATCACTAAGAAAAGATTGTGTAGTTGTAGCTTCACCAACGCAAAGTGATATTGTAAACGTAACTTCTGCATCTGATATCGTAACAAATATAGTTGCAACAGCTGACACATTCACTAAGTCATCTTACTTAGTAATGGACGGAAACTATTTAAAAATTTACGATAAATACAACGATCAATATATTGAAATACCTGCTGCATCTTCTACTGCTGGTATCATGGCTGCTACTGATTTAAATAGAGCACCTTGGTTTTCACCAGCTGGTTCACGTAGAGGCCAGTATTTAGGAATAACATCAATATCATTTACTCCTACTAAACCACAAAGAGATACTTTGTATAAAGCAGGTGTTAATCCTATTGCAAATATTCCTGGAGCAGGCGTAATATTATTCGGTGATAAAACTAAACTCGCAAGACCATCTGCATTTGATAGAATCAATGTCAGAAGATTGTTCTTAGTATTAGAAAGAGCAATTGGAAGAGCAGCAGAGCAAGTACTCTTTGAATTCAACGATGAATTTACAAGAGCTGAGTTTGTCAATATTGTTGAACCAGTATTGCGTGAAGTAAAAGGTAGACGTGGTATAACCGATTTTAGAGTAGTTGCAGATGCTACAAATAATACAGCTGCAGTTATAGATAGAAACGAATTTATCGCAAGCATCTTCATTAAGCCGGCTAGATCCATTAATTACGTCACATTAAACTTTGTGGCTGTAAGAACTGGTGTCGACTTTGAAGAAGTCGTTGGTACGGTATAGGAGGTAAAAAATGGCAGTATTAGGCGTAGATGATTTTAAATCAAAGCTTAGAGGTGGTGGGGCACGTCCTAACCTCTTCAAGGCTACAATAAACTTTCCAGGTTATGCAAACGGAGATGCTGAACTGACTTCTTTCTTATGTGAGACAGCTCAGTTACCAGGATCAACACTTGGCCAGATTGTGGTACCATTTCGTGGTAGACAATTAAAAATGGCTGGTGATAGAACGTTTGACGTTTGGACAGTTACAATAATAAACGATACAGATTTTGCTATCAAAAATGCGATGGAAAGATGGATGAACGGTATGAATGCACACTCTGCAAATACTGGTCTTTCAACACCTGTTGCTTATGAGGCAGACCTCTTTGTCGAACAACTTGACAGGTCGGGAGACGTTCTTAAAAAGTACACTTTTAGAGGTTCATATCCACAAGAAATGTCACCAATCGAACTAAGTTATGCATCAAATGATGAAATCGAAAGATTTACAGTAACATTTGCATACCAGTACTACGATACTGACACTACTAGTTAAGGTATAAATAGTAGGAGAGCAGCCTTTGCTCTCCTCACTATAAAGGAATTTTAAATGGCAGAAAATACAATTAAATTATTTGGTTTTGAGATAACAAGAGCTAAAGATAAAAAAGCTCTTCAGTCACCTGTTCCGCCACGAGACGATGATGGTGCTGGATACGTTACTTCAAGTTCAGCAGGTTCACACTATGGTCATTATATTAATATGGACGGTGATGATTCTAAAGACATTGCCCAACTTATATTAAAATATAGAGGAAGTGCTATGCATCCAGAAACTGATGCAGCGATTGAAGATATTATAAGCGAATCTATTACAGCTAATGAAATAGCTCCTTCTGTTTCTATTAATTTAGATAACGCTCCATTAAGTACAAGTATTAAAAAACAGATTACAGAAGAATTCGAAAAAATATATAACATGTTAAACTTTAAAGAGCTCGGTCACGATATCTTTAGAAGATGGTATATTGATGGAAGATTATATCACCACTTAGTTGTTGATGAAAGCAACTTATCAGCTGGTATTCAAGAAATAAGATATATGGATTCTGCTAAGATGCGAAAAGTAAAACAAGTGGTAAGTAAGAAAGATCCACTTACTGGTGCAAAACTTATTGAAAAAGTAGATGAGTTTTATATATTCCAGGAAAAGCCTGGTGCACAAAATGCAGGAATTAAAATGACTGTAGATTCAGTAAGTTATATTACTTCTGGTCTATTAGATGAAACACGTAAAAAGGTAGTTTCTTATTTGCATAAGGCGCTTAAGCCTATAACGCAGTTAAGAATGATGGAAGACTCTTTAGTAATTTACAGATTAGCTAGAGCACCTGAAAGAAGAATGTTTTATATTGATGTAGGTAATTTGCCTAGAGGTAAAGCTGAACAATATATGAAAGATATTATGGCTAAGTACCGTAACAAATTAGTTTATGATGCCAAAACAGGTGAAATACGTGATGATCGTAAACACATGTCAATGCTCGAAGATTTTTGGTTACCAAGGAGAGAAGGCGGAAGAGGTACTGAAATATCGACTTTGCCTGGTGGAGAAAACTTAGGACAAATTGAAGATATTATATATTTTCAAAAGAGGTTATATAGATCACTTAATGTTCCAATGAATAGACTAGAACAAGAGCAGCAGTTCTCATTAGGTAGAGCTACTGAAATAAGTAGAGACGAACTTAAGTTTCAGAAATTTATTGATAGATTAAGAAATAGATTTGCGAACATGTTCTATGATATTTTAAAGAAACAATTAATATTAAAGAATATTATTACTGAAGATGATTGGAATACTTGGAAAAACAAATTAACTATTACGTATTCAAGAGATAATCATTTCACTGAATTAAAAGAAGCAGAATTATTAAGAGAAAAAATACAAAGTTTAGATCAAGTAACGCAATATGTTGGAGAATACTTCTCTAAGGCATGGGTACAGAAGAATATTCTTTTAATGGATGATGATACTATTGCGAATATGGATAAAGAAATTGCTGCTATGCAAGCGCAAGAACCAGACGGAGACCAAGGAGAAGTATAATGGATAATGTCGAAAACGTGGAAAATACAGATCAAGAAGAAAAAGGATTTGGAAGCAATCATATACAAGATTTGATAAAAGCTTCTTTAGATAAAGATTATAATAATGCAAATAAAGTATTTGGTGAAATTATGACTATCAAAATGTCTGATTTATTAGATCAAGAAAAAGTTAAAATGGCTGATGCCGTATATAACGATGCTGATACAGAAGAAGATGATGAAGAAGACGAAGAAGATCTTGAAGATGATGAAGAAGACGAAGAAGAGCTTGAAGATGAAGCTGCAGTGTAAAACATAAAAAGTATAAATATAATTAACATGAACACATTTTCACAATTAAGAGAACTAACTGGAAGAAAAGCTATTGGGAAAGTTGTCTTTGACAAAAGAATTAATAGAGTTCCTGTTAGAATTAATAACGAAAAAAACAAGTTTGTTGTTTATATTGATGGTGACAGACTAGATTCTTACAACTCACAGCGTGAAGCCGAAAAGGCTGCAATAGAATTTATGAAACAATATAAAGGAACGAAGTAATGGAAATAATACCTTTAGCCCCTAAAGTAAATAACATCAATGGCGCTGGAAATAAATCAGATGTTGGAAATGCACAAGTACTTTATATAGTTGCTCTAGCTGATGATGTCATAACTAATGTAACAACTGGTGGTGTTTTTCAAATGCATGAAAATCAAGCTATAGTAATACATAAAAATAAATTTGATCTAATACACACCGGTGTAACAACAACGCATGTAACTAAAATAGCATACCCAAGAGGTTAATATGAAATTAATATCAGAATTCGCAGAAAATGAGCTAGAATTTTTAATTACTGAGGATAAAAAAACTGGTAAAAAAAATTATGCCATTGAAGGTGTGTTTGCACAGGCAGAAACAAAGAATCGTAACGGACGTATATATCCAATGCCAGTGATGGAAAAAGCACTTGGCAAATATAATAACGATCAGGTTAGTAAAGGAAGAGCAGTTGGAGAGTTAAATCATCCGGAAGGACCAACTGTTAACTTAGATAAAGTTTCCCACAAGATCACTGAATTAAAATTTCAGGGTAATGATATTGTGGGCAAAGCATCGATACTGAACACCCCTATGGGAGAAGTTGTTAAAGGCTTACTCGATGGCGAAGTTCAATTTGGTGTATCGACTCGTGGTATGGGAAGTTTGAGCCAGCGTAATGGCGTCGCAGTCGTCAATGACGATTATATTCTAAACGCGGTAGACATCGTGCAAGATCCATCCGCCCCTAGCGCATTTGTTAATGGGATTATGGAAGGGGTAGAATGGGTTTGGAATAACGGCATTATAGAAGCACAAACAATTGAAAGAATGGAGACTGAAATTAAGAAAGCTCCACGCGCTGATCTCTATGAGACACAAGTACGTGAGTTTAAGAATTTCCTCTCGTTACTCAAAAATAATAAATAGGAGTCTAAAATGACTGATAAAGAAATTATCGAAAATCAGGAAGAAGAACTCCATGACGAAGTAACTGACGAAGTTGTGGAAGCTCACGATCCTAAGAATGCTGAAGCTCAGTCAATAGTTTCTATCGACAAGGCAGGTGAAGCCACTGGAAGCGCTCCAAAGCGTAAAGGTGATAACACTAAGCAAGATCCAATGCCTAAAACTAAAGCAGGAATTATTTCTGCAATGGTTGGTAAAATGCAAGGAATGGACAAAGCAGGTTTATCTGCAATGTTTAAAGGTGAAAGTTACGTAAGTGACGAAGACCAACTTGCTGAGGATCAAGATCAAAATCAAGTTCATATTGAAGTTGATTTCAAAGACGATCTTAAAGCACTTGTTAATGAAGAAGCTACGCTGTCTGAAGAGTTTAAGCAGAAAGCAGAGACTATCTTTGAAGCTGCAATCAATTCAAAAATAAATGTTGAGATTGATAGACTAGAAGAGAAGTACAACGAAGAACTTTCAGAAGAAATTGAAAGTACTAAAAAGGAACTTGTGGAAAAAGTAGACAGCTACCTAAACTACGTAGTTGAAGGCTGGATGGAAGACAACAAGTTAGCAATCCAAAATGGTTTAAGAACTGAAATTGCTGAAGATTTTATGAATAAGTTAAAAGACCTATTCACTGAGTCTCACATTCATGTACCAGAGGAATCTGTTAATGTAGTTGACGAACTTGCTGAGACTGTTGAAGAACTTGAGGCAACCCTCAATGACGCAACTGAAAAGTCTATTCACATGGCTGAAGAGTTAGAGTTATATAAAAGGGAGTCTATCATTAGAGAGGCAACCAAAGGTTTAGCTGAAACTCAAATTGAAAAGCTAAAAAGTTTAGCAGAAAACGTTGATTTTGATAACGAAGAAACTTTCGCAATGAAAGTAGCTCAATTAAAAGAATCATATTTTG